GCATTTATTAATTTCCTAGTTGTGCTGTTCCGTTAAGCTGTATCGTGCCGTTTAATGGGAAGCCTTGCAAGATTTCTTCATAGTCTACTGCCACCCCACACGGCTCAGGCAATAAGCCAAGCTTATAGATGATCATGCGGTCAAATGCAGATAATCGACCTTGAAATTGGTACTTTGCTTGCATGATGCCTGTAATTAAATAACATGCAGGCGTTTCAATGATGAATCTCAGTAATTGGTTGATATTTGGTGCGGTTGCCAAAATAATATTTGCAGTAGCTTTGGCGAAAATCAATTTTCTGTAAAGGTTATCTGGCAATGCGTAAGCACTAAATCCGCCTGAATCGGTTCGGAATGGCGCAACATTGAAAGGCGTAAACTTTGGCTCAGGCGAGCTTGTATGAAATCCGAAAGATTCTTCTTCGGGATTTTGGAGCGGAACATTTCGTCCAATACCGACAATGCGACCCCATTTATCAAGCCCAACCCCCTGAGCTGTTTCAAGATTCCAGATTATGCGGTAAAAATCTTGTATGTTTTTGGTGGGGTCAATCGCATTATGCCTGTTTGCATATTGTGAAGCAATGGTATCTTCAATCTTGAACATTAGGCCACCGTAATATCTGCAAGTGAACTAACAGGGAATTGGTCTACGCCGAATTGCAAGCGATCCACCCACGTTGTGCCATTCAAACTAACTTCAATTGAAATCAATTCTAAATCTGTCACGGCTGTTACTGCTGAAACATATTGCACAGCACGTAAATTTTGAGCAATCCGTGCGCGTGTACGACCTGAACCTAAAGCACTTAAAATGGCATTTCTGATTTTCTGCTCATCGAATGATGAAAGCTGAGTAATATCATCAAATGTGACTTTAAATTTAACTGTTGTGGTTGTTGGCCGTAAGAATTTAACGCTGTAGGTTGGCGCTTCAACCGCAAGCGTATCGTTATCAGTCACGGTAATAGTGGTGTTTCCTGCGAATCCACAGCCTGAACCCGCCTTAACTAGAATCTGCCATGCGATATCATAATCAATACCACCTACCACAGAAACTAAAATACTGTGTTGCGGAACAGGATAGTTTGTCACACCCATTGTAGTAGGCGCAATGTCGTGGTTTGATTTCACCCAGACATCAATCACACCTGGCAAGTTCGCCACCGAGCCACGTACTGCGCTATCGGTATTTTTTGCATTTGCCGACACAGAATCAGCCCTGCGGATTTCAAAATCATCGCGTGATTCTTCTTGCTTGCCTGCAATCGCTGCGCTTGGATTGGTTACACGGTCAACGCCTGCTAACGCTTGAACGATAATAGTGATTGTATTTGGTGAGGCAGAAATTGCACCCAAAACCTGACATTCAACCGTTGCCACAACTTCACCATTCACTTGGATAGTGGCTTGTGCTTGCAATGTCCAGATGTTGCCTGCTTGGTCTTGAATCTGAAAACCTTGTGGAATGATTGCGCCAACTGAACCATAAAAAATGACTTGAGCAGTTGATCGTGTAACTGATTGGCGAGTCAAGAAATATAATTGAGCAATCGCATCCTGCCAAATGCCTGTAGCATACTGCGGGTCAACCTGATTCATGAGCTGAATCATTTGATCATCACGGTCGCGTAATGCTGCAGTAACTGATGTTGCAATTTGTCCTTGTGGCGTACTTAATGCTTGATTAATGTCCGTCCCGAAAGCAGCTACAAGCACCGACCACATGCCTTGAAGCACCTCCTCGGTCGTAGTATTATTCTCTATATCAGTAAATTCAATAATACCTGTTAAAACACGGTTTTGTAATTGATTAAGTTTGATATTTGCAGATACTACGCCATCGACTGACATGGCTGCGCGGTGCAGCTCGGATTGATACAAACCAAGCGGGTATTTGTTTTTACCCAGAATGGATTCCTTATATGGAATGCCATCCAATTGATTGAAATAAATATCACCACGAAATACACGGCAAGCGGAAGCAATGTCCTGCGCTCGTTGGTATGTACTTGTTGCGACTGCGATATTGCCATTTACATCAAGTGATAAGTCCCATGTTCTAGGGTCTAAGAATATTGTTGTTGCCATTATATATTGCACCCCTCGAATTTTGGTTTTTTAGGTGGCTTCCCATTTGATTTAGGCTTGCACCCACAAGGCATATAGCCATTTCCATTTGTGCCGTTATAGCCTTTTCGGCATGATTCGCATTTACCCATTCTTCGGCACTCCCACATCTTGCTCAGTATTTCCGTTACTGTCATTTCCTTGTGAATGCGAATGGGTGTCTGCTACCACACCATTTTTAAATACTAGCGTACCGTCGGGACGAATCACCAAGCCATTAATATTTAAATCACCTGTTGTTTTAATATCAATGCCCGATGATTTAAAATGAATATACTGCGTAGGTGTTCCACTCATCATTGTAAACATATAGACCGCGCTATTGATATCGTAGCGTCTGCGGTTATCGGGTGCGGATAATGCACCTGTCCGCTTAACAATGGAAATATCACGCTCACAGAATCCACACAAGCCCACATCACCGACTTGTGGATCAATGACAATGGCATTTGAGCCACCCTGCACACGCAAATAAGGCACGTTTATGATTTTACCCAAGTCATAGGTATTATTTGAGCCGTCAATTTGCTGTACAAGCGGTTGCACCTCACAGCGTCCAATAGGTGCAAGGGTATCCGCAGGCACGGTAACAGATAGAATTTTAACAGGAATCATTGTGTGAATATTCGAGATTAAACTTTCAATGATGTACTTGTCTTGTGCTGCGCCTGGAACTGTTTGCTCAGGTCGTGCATTCAAGACTGGTTGATTATTTTGCAATAGCGACATTTGTACCCCCCAGCGGTGCGGCATTGCAGTCAATAAACCATGCGCCACCATCCAAATTGGCTTCTATTGTAACTGTAGTACCGAAAATTCGCCATTGACCGTTTACGGTATCGCCCAGCAGACTATCTCGAATTTCAACCAAACCACCAAAGCGGATTAATGGATCATAAAAGGCTTTGAAAGAAATACCGCGAACGTCTGGAACTGGGTAGCCAATCAAGCCTGATTTTGGGGAAATGATCGGGACGGGGAGTTTACGTGGGCCGCCTTTAGGGCAAATTGCAATAGTGTTTTGCTCGATATATAAATCAAAATCAGCAATCTCGGCAATCTTTTTAATCATGTTCAGGCGTGTGCCGTTGTACGTGCCACCATCGGCAATGACTTTACTCGCACCGTTGTTTTGAAAGATGTATTTCATGTCGGTGCAGATTTCTTCAATCATGGCTGCTGCATCGGTATTCGCTTCAAATACTTTAGATTGTGCAGGCATTAATGCGTCAACAATGGCAGATTGTGATTCGATGTCTAGGTACACATCTGGAGCATTCGCCATATTGATTTTAGCAAAGGTAATTCCATTGAATACGCATAAGTTTGAGCATTGTCTTTAAGGCAAGGCCGTACAGCTTAATATTTGCGGTAGGGGATACAGCACCATTACCGTTGACGATATTGCACAGGACACGCAAGCCAGTGGACTGCAATTGGTTATACTCGTTCTCGCTTGTGCAAATCTGCTCTTGACCGTTTATTCGGATTGTGACTCGTATGACTTTTCTGTTCATTAAAAAACCCTCATGATGAGGGTTATTGTATTATAACTTTCTAGTAAAATCTGTTCCATCAGGGTCTACACCAAGATATTCGCAAATCTTTCTACCATGTGTCGAACCAACGCAGGTTGTATGTGAGGCATGGTGCCAATTCAAATCAGATTTTCGCTTCTTTGTGTTTTTTAATGCCCAATAAAGCCTATCTTTTGGGTCTAGGTGTATCTGATCCCAATCACTAATATTTTCACTCATACCACCACCCATAAAATCAAGACCAAACAATTCACAATTTTGATTTGCGACCATCAAGTATTTTTGCGTTTGGGTTAGTTGTTTTTGAACTATTCCATAACTCTCTAGTGCCTTGATTCCTGCATCCTGACAATCCGCCAACTTCTGTGACAACTCAGCAATAATCTGGTCATCACTCTGCACAGTTCCGCCATCCCCAACAATGTCAAGCAGCTCCATCAACTCCGCTTGCTTTGCTGTGCTTAGACCCGATCGAAATACCCCTGCCAAGTAGGAAGAGTTTTTGCCTAGTCGCTTCGATATTTCACGCTGGCTTAATCCGATTTCTTTGATTTTTAGTTTAATTTGGTTCATTCCTGATCACCCCATTTTTGTCTATTCGGCACACAATTCACTTGCTTGGTTAAACTTGAATACTGCCATCTTGCGCCTACCGACTCGCAGGCTTTAATGTCTTTGGCTTGGCGTTCCGCGTTGTTGTAAATGCAGCCAGTCGGCAGAGCAATCATTAACGCCACTACGATGATGGCGCTTAGGTGGATGTGGGTCATTTGGATTGCTCCTGCGCCTCGATTATGGCCTCTAAAATTCGATAAGCCATCCGTCCTTTGTAAGTGCATGCATTAAAACCATCCTCACCTTTAACAACTACCTTTACTATAAAACCATCCTTTACTAGCGCATCCCTTGATGATTTGCTTGGCACATCACCATCATATAAAGGTCCGTGTCTAAAGGCTGCTCTAATCGTGTCGCGTTCACCACTACCCATATCTTGTACGCGAATAATTAATTTAATGTTTTCTTTGATTTCTTCTGCTGAATCAAGCTCAACACTGCTATGGATAGAGCTAAGTAATTTCTCTACTTTCATTGGTTTTCCCCCTGATCTTCCTTGGCCACTACTTGAATAGATAATTGACCTTGAGTTACATCATTAATTAATTTTGTAAAATACCCGATTGCATTACCTAGTGTTGTTTCATCCGCCATCATCGGTCGCCTCACTAGGATATCTATAGCCTCTAGTAGTTTTCGTTTCTCTTGCACGTCCATCTCAAAACCCCCTCATTGCTCGTATTTGGTCAATCTCTTTGCGTTGTATGTAGTTGTACTGTCCGATACGTAAACCCACCTCTAGCGCGATTACAGCGCAAATTACAGCTATTGCTAAATACACCATCCTATTAACCCTCCAAAAACCAAGCCAAGTGCGATGCAAGCCAGTGTTGTTGCTATTGGGTTTTCTTTGTAGTTCATTTCTTCTTCCTCTTAGTGAATAATAGAATAATATTATTAATCTGTAATGTCAACTGTATAATTCATGAGCGCATCATAGGCGATTGGGTCTAAGGAGGATTTATGTTTTTCTGCTAAATGTTTGATGTGCCACTCCTTCATAAGTTTATACGGCATAAAGGCTTCTTCGGGTGTTCTGTATGTGCCTAGGTGTATTCGCTCGTTTCCCATACTGATTCTAGACATAAAGCCAGCATCTGAATTTTTATTAGTTCTATCCACACCCACAGGCAAATTGCCACGAACTTTTTTAACCCGATTCATAAAACGGCTAATTTCAGCAGGAAGTAATACACATTTATCGTAGTGATATGTCGTATTGGATTTATCAAGAAGATCATAGGATATTTTAAAATCCTTATCGCTCCCGACCTGACCCATATACCAATCATAAAAGAATGTGTAATTCTTAAACTTTCTGCAAATGCTTAACCGACCTTTCGACTCACCAACTTCATTTAGGATTTTTGTCCAAATTCGATAAGGTCGAGTTCCAATTGCAGGGCGCTCTTTTTTGTTGATTCCGATTCCGCAAACTAGCTTCATGATAAAACTCACATCTGGTATTTGTTATTTCAGTATAGCAGAAAACAACAATTGGTATAGTAAAATATCAAATAATCTCTAATATATTTATTTGTGCTTATAATTAATAATGATTATCATTTCGTCCAGAAACGGTATTCTATTTATAGAGAGAAGCATTTAATGGATTAAAATATACATATAAATTGCATTAAATATATAGAAGCATTACTATGAAGGTATAGTAAAATACTAGTATAAAGCACAGTAAGTTTATACAGTTTTGATATAGTTTTAAGAGCAAAATTTAGGAGAAAATACATGGGATTTGGAGGAAGAAATAGGCTTATAGATTCACCTGAAGAATTTGAAAAAAAAGCACTCGATTACATGCAGTGGGTTAAAGACAATCCAGTGATGAAAACAATCACCGCGTCCTTTCAAGGTGAAATCTCATATCTGAAAGTTCCTCATACGAGAGGGGCAACTCAATTTGGATTGGCTCGGCACATGGGAATAGGATTAAGAACACTTCAAGATTACGGCTCACGTCCTGAGTTTTCGCGTATCTATGATGATGCTATGACTAGCATTAAGGCGTGGAATGCTGATTTAGCTCTTACAGGTGAGATCAATCAGAGCTTAGTTGCGCGACTGGATAACCATGTGGATAAGCAAGACATCACATCAAATGGCCTAGCCCTTGCTGATAAACCTTCCATCATTCAACTGGTAGCTCCAAATGAGTCAAGTAGCAATTGAATTACCGCCAAAACTGATACCGCTTTTCAGTAAGCCTAACTTGCGTTATCGTTGCTCAAAAGGCGGACGTGGCTCAGGCAAGACGCGAACCTTTGCCCTTATGACTGCAATCAAGGGCTATATGTTTGCTGAGATGGGGGTGAGTGGTACTTTGCTATGTGCGCGTGAATTTATGAACTCTTTGTCTGATTCATCCATGGAGGAGATCAAACAAGCCATTCGAGCTGTGCCATTTCTTAATGATTACTATGAAATGGGCGAAAATTACATTCGAAGCAAAAACAGACTTGTTGATTATTCGTTTTGTGGATTGCGTCACAACTTGGACAGCATTAAGTCCAAGGCGCGTATTTTGCTCGCTTGGATAGACGAGGCTGAGTCCGTGTCTGTTATGGCTTATCGAAAGCTGCTGCCTACTGTCCGTGAAGAAATAATACTCCCAACAGGTGAAAGATTCATTTCTGAAATTTGGATTACATGGAATCCAGAGAAGCGGAATAGCCCAACAGCAGAGCAGTTTGGTAATCCCGAAATACTTGATCCTGATACTGGCGAGATGATCGGTATGTGTGTCGAGATGAACTACATTGATAATCCGTGGTTCCCTCAAGTATTAGAGCTTGAAAGACGCAAAGACAGGTCGAACCTTGACGATGCTACTTATCGCTGGATATGGGAAGGTGCATATCTTGAGCATTCAGACGCGCAAATCTTTAAAGATAAATATGAAATCAAAGACTTTGAAGCCGATCCTCAAAAATGGGATGGCCCATATATCGGTATTGACTTTGGTTTTGCACAAGACCCAACCGCATGTTTAAGAGTATGGATTCATGATGATTGTGTATGGATTGACCATGAAGCAGGTCGAGTTGGCTTAGAGCTTGACGACACAGTGCCATACCTTGAGAAAAGAATACCTGATATTCGCAAGTATCCATCTTATGCAGATAATGCGCGACCTGAATCAATTAGCCACTTGAAAGGCAAAGGATTAATCAGAATCAAGGCGGTAGAGAAAGGCAAAGGCTCGGTAGAGGATGGTATTGAGTTTATCAAATCATTCAAAAAGGTGATTATCCACACTCGCTGCAAGCAGACAGCTTATGAGTTCCGAGAATACAGCTACAAGAAAGATCGACTCACCGATGAGGTTCTGCCTATTGTAGTTGATAAAGACAACCACTACATTGATGCGTTAAGATACGCACTAGAGAAAATTATGAAACGCAAGAAAGGTTTAAACATCAGACCCGATGCCCTCAAAGGATTATTTTAGATGACCAAAAAGAAAACCTTGCGACAACGTGAAGTCGAAGCCCTTGAGCAACAAACGCGTATTCTGGAAGCACAGCATAGTTTGATTCAACGCACACAAAAGCAAAGCCTGCCTAAGCAATATACGGCACATCAACCGATTGCAGGCGTATTGCCGCAAGGCGTCAAAACCGCCCCTGTTGCGATGGACTCATGCAATGGCATCTCATCCTATGCAAATGCCGACCCAATGTTTTATGCGGGGTTTATTGGTTATCCGACATTAACACTAATGGCGCAAAGTGGTGATTATCGCAACGTGCCAGAAACCAATGCCTTAGAGATGACCCGCGAATGGGGCAGTATTGTCATGAAAGGTGATGGTGCAGAGGATAGCGCAGACAAGATTCAGCAAATCACAGAAGAATTTGAACGCCTTGACGTGCGTAATATCATGCGTAAACATATCGAGAATGAAGGGCTTTTCGGTATGTCGCACCTGTTCATTAAAATTAAAGGGCAGGATGATAAGACAGACTTGCCACTGGTATATGACAACGTGCCAAAAGGCAGCCTGGAGGGATTTGTTTTAATTGAGCCGATCCATAGTTCGCCTGCTGCGTTCAATGCGTCCAATCCTCTTGAGTTTGATTTCTACAAAGTAAATAACTGGTTTGTCCAGGGCGTGAATATTCACCAAGATCGCTTGATGACTTTGGTTACTCGGCCTGTGCCTGACCTGTTAAAGCCTGCGTATAACTTCGGCGGTATCTCATGGCTGCAAATCATGAAGCCGTATGTTGAACGATTCCAACGTGATACCGATTCGATTAGTGATCTTATTTCTAAGTTTAGTTTGACCGCACTCAAAACCAACATGGAAACCATCTTGCAAGGTGGTGAAGAAGGTGCAAGCCAGTTATTAATGCGCGCTCAGATGATGGGGCAATTCCGTGACAACTTAAACATGTTGCTTATGGACATGGAAGGCGAAGATTTAGTTCAGATCAATACACCTTTAACCGGACTTGTTGACCTATGGGCTAAGTCTCAAGAATTGATGGCCATGCCCTCTCATACGCCATTGGTGAAACTTACAGGGATTACACCGTCAGGTCTGAATGCGTCAAGCGATGGCGAAATCCGCGTGTATAACGATTGGATTAGCTCACTACAGAATGCGTTTATCCTCCCACAAATCATGAAGATTCTGCGACTAGCACAAATGTCATTGTTTGGTGAAATTGACAATAACATTGTATTTGAGTTCGCTTCATTGAAACAAATGGACGACAATGAGCAGGCAGATGTTAATCTCAAGAAAGCACAGACCGCAGGCGCGTTAATCGAGGCAGGCGTATTGTCTCAAGAAGATGAACGTTCACGCTTGAATAATGATGTCGGATCAGGCTATGGATTCATCGACCCCGATAAAGTTCCTGAACAGATGGATTTTGATTTAAGTGTTGACAGCAGAGCAGAATAATACTATTATTCACTTATTGATTGAATCTGTGGGCGACACAGTATAATTGTTGTTTATAAGATATATAAATGGAAGCTAACAACAGGGTCGACACTTTTAAGCTCAATTTATAATGCAACTATTCGCACGTTGCCAATCAATATAGGCAGACCGTCATGCCATAAATGGCGGTTCACAGCAAGTCAGTGTGACTATGCAACATAAATCCCTTGCTAGTGAAGTTATATTTATGTGTGATGACAGCTTGGAAAGACAGGCAATTTTGGGGAGAGGTAACTCAGCTGGTAGAGTGGTATCTTGAAGCGTTACAGGTCATAGGTTCGAATCCTATCCTTTCCACCAAATTTCTCCTATGTCATACACCTTTCGAGGTTCTGTTATCCCCTTCGGAACTTTGATAGCTAGTGGGGTCGGATAATTGTAACCGACACTTAATGTGCAGACTCGTGGGAGGGGCTAGAAGTACTTGGGACGGTTTAGTCTACGTTGATCGAAACAACGGAAAGGTAAATGATAGGTTCGATTCCTATCCTGCACACCAAAGTTGAATAAACTCCCTGATACATGGAGACCTAGCGGAAGTCTAGCCCTCGGACTAAACAAGTAACTAGGCAAAGGAAGTAATGTATTAAGCACTTCCGATTGACATAGACGGATTACCACATGCACCGCCCATGTGTGCGAAAGGCGGTAGTTTTAGAGAGTGATCATCTAGTGGCCTAGGATACTGGTGGGTGTGACGCCCCGAAACGCAGGTTCAAATCCTGCTCACTCTACTAAAGCTATAACAAGCCCTCCGTAAAACGTGGGTTTTATGGGTCTCTAGCTTAATTGGTAAAAGCGCCCCGCTCATAACGGGAAGACAGACAGGTTCGAATCCTGCGGGACTCACCATTTTAAGCGCCTCCGTTTTGATCTAGGTTCGATTCCTAGTAGGCGCTCCATATTCTATCCCTGCCCCGTGCAGGGTTTTTTAATGCTACAATATTTTTATTTATTCCAAGCACACCATGAAAAGAAAAAAGCCCACCACATTGCCGCCAATTTATCCGAATTTAGGGATTGAGCGATGGTACAAGCGCGAGTTGATGAAACTCATTGATGAGATGCAGGCAGAAGTTAAAGCCGACATTATGGCGAACTACAAGGCTCAATCGAATGCCGTTGCTATGGATGGATTCAGTGATTGGCTCGGTCACTCAATGGATTATCTGCTAGGCAAATGGACGAATAAACTCAATTCACTATCAGACCAGATTGCCGACCTGTTTGTGACTAAGACTGTCCATAACTACGACAACCAACTCAAGAAGCACCTACGCAAGGCGGGGTTCACAGTAAGGCTGCAAATGTCACCTTATACAGAGGAGATGCTCAAGGCTGCGATGGGTGAAAATGTCGGGCTGATCAAATCTATCGGTGTGCAATATCTCGGCAAGGTTGAACAATCCGTATGGGCCAGTGTTAAGGGTGGCTTTGACTTAGGAACACTATCGAAAGAACTACAGCACTCGTATGGCGTGACAAAGAATCGTGCGGAATTGATTGCGCGTGACCAGGGTGCAAAGGCTAACGCTGTCATTGAACAAGCAAGACGAAAGGAATTAGGGATTACGAAGGCTATTTGGAAGCATAGCCATGCCGGGAAAGTTCCGAGGGCTAGTCATCAAAAAGCCGATGGCGAAATATTTGATATTGACAAAGGATTAAAGTTGGATGGTGAGTGGTTGCTCCCGGCCCAAGCCATAAATTGCCGTTGTTACTCAACCAGTATCATTGACGGCATTGTGACCAATACTTAAATGCTTTATCGCTTGTCTTGTTTTTTGGATTGTATTAATTGGAGTTATTTTATGGACACTACACTAGGTTTATCAGTTGCATTAACAACACTATTGCTTTACTTCCTCCCTGTCATCATTGCCTTTGTTCGAGGTCATGAATCGCGTTGGGGGATTTTTCTTATGACGCTGTTCTTAGGTTGGACTATGCTGTTTTGGCTTTGGAGCTTAATTTGGTCGGTATCAGCTAAAGGCGGATCAAACAATACGATTAACAATATAAGGAATGGTTGAGATGAAAGAATTCAAAAAGTTAAAGCTAAGTATGTCTTTGGGTATTGGGTTTTCAGGGTGTAATCAAAAAGACGAAGTGTATTTATCAGAATGGATTGATGAAGAATCCTGGGAATCCATGAGTGAAAAAGAGCAAGAAAAATGCTTAGGTGAAATGGTTGAAGATTGGGCAGCTAATTATATTAATTTAGGATGGATTATTAAATGACCCCCACCCAAATCAAAGACCAAGCCCCACAAGGCGCGACACACTACGACATTGAAGGCGGCAAGGCTGTTTACTATAAAGTTAATTTTTTTAATTGTACTGTATGTTAATATTCAGGTTATTAAATACTTGAATAGGCTTTAAAATGACAGATATTTTACCACCTGCGGGATGGCCGAACGTAAGACAACTAGAAACAAACGAGTTTGCGACTGGTGGCGCTAATGGCAACATGAATGAGCAAGCGAAATCTTTGGCTGCGCGTTCTGAGTTACTAAAACAATATGCTGCCCTGCCATACGAAAGCAAAACAGGTGGATATGCTTTAAATGAGCGCGTTCAGCTTGCGACTGGCGATATTGTGCGCTCTGCCATTGCTAGTAATGTAAACAACCCAAATGTTGATATGACGGGGTGGGTTAAAGTTAATGATGCTAGTCAGATAATTACTACTAGCGGAGAGACGCAGCAAGAAGTAAATGATGCACAAGAAAAGCGAAATGATGATGAGATTAATGCAAGAGATTGGGGTATTCTTCCAACAAACTCACCAGAGATTAATTCTGCAAATTGGTTTGCTTTAAATAATGCTTTTCCAGAACGCCCTGCTCTGAATATTTTTGTACCAATTGGTACTTATAACTTCTCGGATGGCTTCTACATCACGCGCCCACATCACATTCGTGGTGTTGGTGTTGGTGAGCTAAGTAAAACTATCTTTAACTTCGCAGGAGCAACACCTGTGGGGACGGTTCACTACAAATCTTCTATTTTTATCATACATAGCAGCACTGCGGAAGACACAAGTGGTAATGGTGCAACACTTCCTGTTGGGCAGATTGGAACAAGTGGGGCTGGGGCAGTAATAGACTTTATTAAAGTTACAGGTAGCTCTGAGCACGGTATCATTAAAAACGCTCCATCTTATTTAAACGGTGTGGCCTCAATGAACAATGCTAAGCATGGGATTCTCACTGTCGCAAACACTGGAAGCTCTCGACCTAGAATTTCGGGCATTGCAAATCAAGGCTCTAATACTGAGTGTGCAGCTTTGTTTAATGGCTGGTCGGGCATTGTTGAAATCGGTGATGATGCCAACGTGATTAAAAATGATAATTGCTTGGCTGCATATAACAGTCAGTTTGGTTTTTATGATGCTTCCTTGCTTGGCGGTACGAACATCAGCGGTCAATCACATGAAAATACTCTAGGTGATTACTGTATGCAAGGTAGCTTGTACGACAATTCAGGCTTGCCAGAAACACCTGCGCGAACCGTGTGGATTTCTACTTATGCTGAGAATGCAAGACCGCAAGCCTACTCAATGAATGGTCGTGCTCTTATTATCGGTTATACTGGCGCACCACCATACCCGCACAATATCAATGTACTATCATCTTCCGTCGTAGGGATGGCAACGCCGAAGGCATTCAGTGTAACAGAGGGTGTGCAGTGGGTTCAGGCAGGTAAGGGTGGCGACTTTGTAAGTGTCAAGAAAAACGCTATTGATTTTGGGTTTACTGCTAACCCTAATGCGAGATTTTCTATAAGCAATCTTAGCGATCCACAAAAAATTATGGCAATAGTAAATGGCTATAACGCAATGTCATTTTTCTTACAAGACATAAGCGCAACCCTAAAACAGAACAGACCTTGGTTTCCAAACGGTTTAACAATGGGGGCAACACATTATCAAAGTGTAGGTACAGCCCCTCCAACATCGGGAGCATGGGACATTGGCAACATAGTGTGGAATGAAGCCCCGACAGCAGGTGGAAAAATAGGGTGGGTGTGTGTTGCTGGTGGTAGTCCGGGCACTTGGAAATCATTTGGGCTTATTGATGCTTAATTAAACCCATTCGGGGTGTTTTTTATTTCTTGGTAAAAGTGCTATTATCGGTAAAACTGATATAGAGCGAACCAATGCAGATTTTTAAAAACCTAGAGGAACATATCGCGCTTGTGCTTCTAGTCACCGCTTTGAGCATGATTGCTTAGCTCTTAATACTCAATAAAACACATTCAACCCAGATCTTTAATTAGATCTGGGTTTTTTATTATCTTCTCTATGTTATTATCAGTTTATTTATAAGTGTTTAAAGGCATGAATAAAAACACAGTCGCATTCGATAAAGCATCTGCGCGGCACTATGACGATAATGGCTTTCTAATCGTAGATAGCACAGTCATTACCAAAGCAGCAGTCAATCCGTATTACGGAAAAGAAATCCCGGAATATGAATCTTTAGGGCTTGACCCTGAAAAGATTTATAACATGCTGCGCGACCCTGCTGAACTTGAGAAAGGAATGCACACGCTAGGCGAGAAACAACTTCTAATTAAGCATATCTTTGTATCTTCGGACGATCCACAAAAGGAATCGATTGCAGGGACAATTGGCTCAAATCTTGAAATGGTCGGAAATGATGTAAAAGGGTCATTAACTGTATGGGATAAAGAAGCAATCAACCTGATCGAATCGGGTAAACTTGCTGAATTATCTGCATCGTATTTCTATGATCGGCGTGATGCGCTTGTAGCTGATGCTCTACCAAAACTTATGGAGTTAAACATGAAATTAAAGAAAGGGGCTGCGGCAAAAGTTAATCTTGCGGCAAAAGCCATCTTGGTAGCAAAAGGCTTGGCTGCTGATGCAGATTTAACGCCCGATGAAATCAAGGAATTAATCACCGTTGTTGCTGAAAACATCGAACCTACTGCGGAAGATACCGAAGAAGCTGAAAAGCTCGAAGGTGCGGAAGATGAGGATGAGGAAGAAGAAGTAGCAAAAGACACTGATGAAACCGAAACTGCCGATGATGAAGATGAAGAAGCAGAAAAGGCTGAACCAGAAGTCAAAAAAGCTGCAATGGATGCTGCAATCAAACAAGCTGAAAACAAAGCTGTGCAACGTGTAACGCAATTGTTTGAAGCGCGTGAACTTGTTAAGCCGCTAGTTGGTGTTGTTGCGATGGACTCAGCAGAAGCAGTTTTGAAACATGCTTTGAAAAAGTCAGGTATTGACAGCGATGGCGTTGACACAGTGAAAGGTCTTAAAACTTTAGTTGGTCTAGCAATCAAGCAAAAATCACAACCACAAATTAAAACAGCAATGGATTCTGCATCTTATGAAGCCGATCCATTAACTGACCGTTTCAAATAAGGGGACATAAAGAATGCCTTTTCAATCTCGAATTAATCGCACCTTGCCTGTTGGCGTAGAGGGCGATTTCGCAAGCACAAACCCTTATCATTCATTATTGAATGCGTCAGGTGGTCAGTATAAAGCTGCTGCTGCGGGTGTTATCGTTGGTCGCTTCGCATGGGTGGACGATGCCACTGGTTTGGCTGCAAATGCTAAAGGCTCACTGACTCGTGGTGGCTTCGTTAAGCGTGCTAACACTGCAACCGTCTTAACACCTAGCCAAGAATACTCACTTACTATTCGTGGCGGTTTTGAGGTCGAACTGTTCGATGGTGGTGACTTCTTTGCTCGTTTTGCGGCAGGCGCTACATCGGGTCAGAACGTATTTGCAAATGACACTACAGGCGTTCTAGTTGCCGATGCGGGTGCCACTCTTGCAGGTCATACAATTACACCGTTCAAGGTTGTGAACACTGTTCTAGCAGGCGAATTGGCCAAAATTACAGGATGGATTAAATAATGGAAAAGAAACCACTAAACTTTGCCAGCTTGCAAGCTAAAGCCGGTGTCATTTTCGACACTGGCGAAACACCAATGGAGCTGACTCCAAAGCACATGGCACAAGTGGCAATGGATGCTCAGACAGTTTCAATTACAAATCCATCGGCAGGCGTTCCGTCTTTATTCACAACTTATGTGGATCCGAAAGTCATCGAAGTTCTTTTGACACCTACCCCGCTTGCTCAAGCATTTGGCGAAGTGAAAAAAGGTTCATGGACTGACCAAACAATCATGTTTGGTCTTGCTGAATCAAACGGTGAAGTTGCTTCATACGGCGACTTTAACGAAAACGGCATGGCTGATACGAACGTCAACTATCCAGAACGCAACCCGTACCACTATCAATCAATCATCCGTGTTGGTGATCGTGAAGCGGAAATTGCGAACAAAGCGAACTTGAACTGGGCTGAACGCAAGCAAATCGCTGCGGTAACTGCTTTAAATCGTTTTCAAAACCTGTCCTATATCTTCGGTGTAAATGGTCTTAAAAACTATGGCTTGATCAATGACCCGAATCTATTGCCAAGCACAACTGATACAGCTTGGGGCGCAAAAGATGCTCAGGGTATCTTTAATGCGGTTCAAAAACTGTATGCGTTGCTAGTTTCACAGGCTGGTGGTCTTGTAACTCGCACCACTAAAATGACTTTAGTGCTATCGCCTGAACTTGAAGCGAACTTCACTAAAACCAACATGTACAACGTGAACGTGTCGGATCAGCTAACTAAGAACTTCCCAAGCCTTGAGTTTGTTGTGGTACCTGAGTACGCAACAGCAGCAGGCCAACAGGTTCAATTGATTGCCGACTCTTATGATGGTCAGCCTACCGTAGATCTTTCATTCACTGAAAAAATGCGTGTATTCCCATTGTTCCGTCGTCATTCAGGTTATGACCAAAAACGTATGCAAGGTACAAATGGCGCGATTGTTTACCGTCCGTTGTTGATTGCGGGTATGCTTGTTGCGAACGATACGCCATAAAACAGATTAGTAAAATGGCTCGCTTCGGCGGGCTTTTTTATTGGGTATAAATAGAATACAATGATTTAACTTTAAAGGAGTTTTACAGATGTCTGATACTGTAGTTGTTGGGTGCAAGTACCCGACTGGCGTATTGATTCAAGTGGGCAGCACCACACATAAAATCAATGGTTCGAATTCAAGCGAAATCTTTGGCGGTCACGGTATTACTGATGATGTGCCTAAAGCGTTATGGGATGCGTGGGTAGCTGAAAACAAAAACCATGACTTAGTGACTAAAGGCTTTATCTTTGCCAATGAACAGCGCAAAGAAGTGAAGGCTCAAGCGAAAGAAAAGGTTGCGAATAAAACCAAAGCGGAAGGCTTAGAAAAGCCAAATGGTGATGAGGTTAAGTAAATGACCGATAATGTAGTCGAGTTTGTAGTAGCAGAATTTCGGGGAATGTACCCGAAAATCACAGTAAGCGATTTGCAGCTTGAATCATTCTTTTATGAAGCGGAATTGTTATTCAATAACACTGACAAATCATGCGTGAAGGATTTAAAGAAGCGTAAAGTTTTGCTCTATATGATTGTTGCTCACTTGGCTACATTACAGGCTCAAGTGGATTCAGGCAATACTTTGGTAGGTCGCCTGTCCTCTGCTTCCGAGGGTT